TAGGTGGTCCGAGCTTAAACTACCCAAGGGTATCCATTGGGAAAAGGCGAAGGGTTCCGCCGCCGAGAATGCAACGTATTGCAGTAAGGACGGGGACTTCGTGATTCATGGGCTGCAAGTGCCCAGACAGATGAAATTGATTACACCTGACAAGCCTTGGCAAGTGGACATACTGGCCAAGATTAGTGAAGAACCAGACAACCGTACGATCCGGTGGTACTGGAGTGCAGCTGGTGGTGTCGGTAAGACCCAGTTCTGCAAGTATCTTATTAAGAAACATAGCGCTATTATGCTTAGCGGGAAAGGCGCCGACGTGCGTAATGGACTTATCCAGCACGTGACCGCGGGTAACTCGTATCCAGATCTCGTATTGGTAAATGTGCCTAGGTGTCACAGTAATTACCTGTCATATGAAGCCCTGGAAAACATCAAAGACATGTGTTTCTACTCCGGGAAATATGAAGGTGGTATGGTGTGCGGGCCTGAGCCACACTTGATAGTTTTTGCAAACACGCCGCCAGATTTTGAACAAATGAGCAGCGATAGGTGGGTGGTCGAGCAGATTGATCCTCCAACTCTTCCACATTCGTGCTGACCGCACTCCGACGA